AATTATGTAATAAGGGATTTTTTTATTTGATCAACCATAAATTATGGTCTAGCCTTACTGTAAAACGATTAAGAGAATGGTCAGAAAATGGGTGGGTTGTTTCAGCAATAAAGATAATCGAAATTAAAAAATGGTATGGAAGATATTATATGATAAAATTTGAAAAGAATGGTAAATCATTAATAGAGTGGTAAAATGAAAGGGGATCAATATGAGGGTATACATGGTGATTATTGTACCCATTGTGGTCACTATGATGAAGTTCATTTCAAAGACACTGATTGTGAATGTATTTGCCATGACGAAGAATAACACAGAATTACGCTATGAAAGGCTACTAAGAGATTTTGAAGCCTTAGTAAAGAAACTGAAACGCAAACAAATTCAACTGATGGAAGTCAGGGCTAAACTAGGAATATCTGAATAAAAGTAATGCTCTACGTTTTGTAGGTATATTAGAGTGTAAATATGGATTAACACCATGTCAAACGAAAATAGAAAGATGGTCAATCTGAATGACAGACAAGGCAGACTATTGGCACAAAGTAAATCTCATGTTACTAAGACACTCAAAGATGAATGTGATTGGACAGGCACAATCTATGAGGGTGATGTATGTGAGTTTGCTATGGAAGTAATGCTAGGCAAGAAGCATTACAAGGGTTCTAAACATATCAGAACAGGGCAATAAAGTTCTATTATTGCCTTTCCATCTTCTTTTTAATTATTGTCAAAGAACAAAAACAAGGGAAATAAACCCAAAGATACTTCTAATAAACAAAATAAATTCGTGATGGGTGGAACTGCTGTACCATCACCACCAAGATCAAAGTCAAACTATGCTAGTGCAAGTAAGAATGTCTGGAACGACAATCACCTGTATATGTATTCCAATCCTAGTTACACAGACCAAGAGTTAGAATGGTTTGAAGATAGTTGGGGTTCATCAGTAGCAGGTGCAGTAATAGACAAACTTGTGGAATATACATTTGGCAACGGACTTAAACCAATTTTTGAATTAATTGACGATCATGGACTAGATGATGATCAGAAGAAATCAGCGTTAAAAAAATATGAAAAGGAACTAAACGAGTTAATAGACTACGATAAGAAAATTCACTTTGAAAAGAAACTGCGTGATGCAATAACAATGACAATGGTGTTTGGCAGATGTGTAATTGTGTTTGAGGGCAGTGGATTACCAAAGGCATTAAAGATTATTCACCCAAGAGATTTGGGCAGGGTGTTTCTAAACCAAAAAGATTGGTCACTTGAAAAGGTCATAACGACTTACCCTGCTGATGAAATTTATCCAGAAGCTATGATTTACTTAGTCAATAAACCTGATAGCCCTAAACGTAGAACTATGTTTTATGGCTATTCTGAAATGCAACGAGTAGTTGGAAGTGCTAGGGCATTAAGAAGATTAGTTCAGTTTGACTTTCCAGAAGTTGCCACATCAATGTGGGCAGGTTATGGTATGTTCCTTGTGAAAAAAATGGGAAGAACAAAAGCAGATGCAGAAAATGACATGAACACCCTACTTAATTCGTTGAAAAGTGGTGCATTTAATGCAGTTTCCGTAGATGCCAATGATGAAATTGAGTATAAGGAAATGGATTTGAAACCAAAGATAGAAGAAATGATACACCTTGCAGACTTCTATGAACGAACTATCATAGGAAACTTTGCAGTGCCATCAGCATTACTTGGCAGGGAAGAAGATCAGAACAGGGCAACGTTGCTAGGCAAGATACAATTCTTCCTAAGTGGTGTTGTAAAGAACAGGCGTGATTGGATTAGCGATATGATAAGCAAACAATGGTATGAACGCAACATGATCAAGATGGGTATGGGTGACTTGCTAGATACTGTGCGTGTTAAGTTAGAATTTGAAACTATAATTGTTGAGAGTTGGTTTGACTTGGTTGATGCAGTGCTAAGAGTGAAAGGGGTATTCCCTGATATGCCTGACGATCAATTATTAGAATTATTGAACTTGGAAGAATACAAGTCAGAATTGGCACAAGCACCTACAAGAACAACAGGTGTGCCACAAGGTGATGCACCACAAGGAAACGTGCCACCATTACCACAAATGCCACCAACAATGTCCAATGCAAAGAAGATTGATGATGAACTAATCAAGGCTACATTAGATGCAAAGAAGCTTGAAGTCTTGGGCAGAATTGACGATATGATACAGGCAGAACAAGATAAAAAAAAAGCTCTAACAGCTAGTGAGTTCAAAGAGCAAGAACATGAACGTGATCCAGATGGACAATTTACTTCCGATCCATCAGCAGATGATGTTGAGATAGATGATGTGGACACAGATGATGATGAAAGTTTAGAAGATATTGTTGAACGATATGATAAAGACATCAAAAAAGAAAAGGAAGATTATAAAGATAAAAAAATAATACAGAACAATCAACGTCTTACTAATCAGAAAGCATATCTTGATCTTGCTGTTGCTACAAAAAATAGTCTTAATGACACATTTACCAAAGAAGATTTAAAAAACATGGATAGTGGACAGCGAAGATTGATACTTGCACAGTATGATGATTTACAAGAAGAAATACAACAACTAGAAAACCTAGAAACAGGTAAGGCTAATTCTGACTTAGATGAACTTCTACCTGTCATGCCAACATCTAAAAATAATGACAATGTGGGTGACAGTGGTTTCAAAACTAGCAAGACAAAAATTGCGATTGCCAACAGTGTTCATGCAAAGATTGCTGATGAACCTAATGTGCAATTACAATATGATGCGTGTGTAGAAGCATGGAACACATTTTCTGATGAACAACGACAAATGGTATCAAAACTAAATGTCAAAACAACAAAGGGCAGAAACTACACAGGTGGGTGGTATAACCCAAGAACGAAAGAAATGTCAGTAACGCTACATGAATTATATCCTAACCAAATGAAAAATGTGTTTAACACATTAAATCACGAAATGGCACACGCAGAATATCATAAGTTACAAGATAACAATCCAGATGCAGTAAAAAAATTCAATGGTATAGTAAATAAAGTGCAAAGTGGTAATTCGATAAATCCTTATGTTAAATCTTTTCGTAATAGTGCTAGTAATATTGAGGGTAAAATTGAAAGGGAAATGGCAAAATTAGATAATTATTACAAAAAAGCCCAAAGTGGTGATAAACGATATAAAATGTCCACTGCACAATACAACAAATACAAAGCCGATCTTACAAAAAATTCTGAACGCCATAAAGAACTTGCTTCCACTATCTATGAAAATGAAACCCATAGTGCTATTGCAGAATTTGTTATGGGAACAAACACAAGTGGTCAAACAGAAAGTGATAGACCATTATCTAAAAATCAAATGAAAGAACTATTTACTGCGTATAAGGAACTACATGGTGTATAGATATGGCAGACTATGAACCTATGAAAGAAATAACAAATACAATCGAAATGTATTTTGACAAAGACCATAATGCAGTTGATGATAAGAAGAAAGCCTACATTATTGAGATATTTACATTTGATGAAAATGACAACTTTACAAAAGAAACAAGATACCAATCAGAAAACTATGAATCTTAAACTAATCAAAACTGCACTGTCTGTCTGGAACTTGTTAGATGAAAGGACACCACCAAAGGTAGTGTTCAATACTCAAAGGGATAACAGGGTTGATGATAAGATATGCTTACAGTTGGCAGGTATATCATTTCACATTGATGATCCACTTAGACCAATAATACCTGATGATACCCACCCTAATTGCAGATGTTATTACACAGATGAAAACACAGGTCAGATTGTTTCAGACATTTCAAGTAAGCGTGATATTAAACGCAGACAGAAATTGCCACCTGAACCAAGACATTACCTTACACAAAAGAAGATGGATAGGATTGTTGAGTATATGGAAAAAAATGAAGAATGGCAAAGTAAATCAAAAGACTTTGTTCCATCAGATGATACAGGCATTAGACCAATAGACTATGATAAACTAGATAAAAAATTAAGAAAACGTGCAAGTCTTGAACAGATTTCTAAATGGATTAGATCAATATGACAACGGAATATGATCAAGGTCACTGCACAAAATGTGGTTGCTACTATCTAATGTCAAGTGATATTGCAAAGGCAGACGGTTGTAAATGTGAGTGCCATGAGTGATGAACTATTTTGGTCTTTCATGTGTATGTGCTATCTTGTTGGTGGGCTTACTATCGGTTACTACTTTGCTCAATGGAAGAATAGAAAGAAGAAAACAGGCACAGGTAGATGGGATTACAAGGACAGACACCTACCTTAGTTCTATTATTGCGTACAAGGGAAAATCAGATATATGAATATGAGTTATGAAATGCTTGGCATTATTGCAACGTTTGTTATATTAGGTTCTGTCTTAGCAGTAACAGGTGTAGCAACATCAGATATTGATTTAGGTACAGGTGAAATAAGACTACAACCAATAAACGCAGGTACATCAACAGCAACACCAAACGCATACTTTGAGTGGTGTTACCAATTTGAAAAGGATTGTAAATAATGGCTAAGGGATTAATTGAATTTGAAAATCAAGATAAATACTTCATTAAATTTTTCTTGCTAGATGCTACACTAAATCTTAACAGATGGGGTGTAACAGAACGCAGTTTAAAGGCAGGGCTAGATACTGCCATTGGAAAACCTTTTGTGCTAACCCCTGACTTTGACCACCCTAATGCAAGAGATGGTGACGACTTGTTAGTGCAACAAGAAAAATATCGTGTAGGCAATATCATCATGGTAGGGGTAGAAGAACGCAGTGGAAAGGCATGGGGTTTGGCAGAAATAACAGATGAACGTGCAAAGGATATTCTGAAGAACGGTGAAGTAAATTTTGTTAGCCCTAGTATAGTATTCAATGAAGCAAATGAGATTGACGTTAATGGTAATTCAGTTATAGATTCTTTTGAATTTGCTCATGTAGCAGGGGTTGCTGAACCTGCATATACGGTTCAAAAGGCACAGATCAAAGGCAGGTGTGCAGGTGATAAAGAAACCTGTATTCCACAATTACAAAG